CCCATTAAAAGACAGTAAAGGAAAACCAACAAGGTTAAAAAGAGCATTAACAGCTTGGGGGTTTAGTAATAAATCAAATGCTCGAGCTTTTGCAAACAGACATAAACAGACATAAAAAGGCATAATTATGGCAAAACCAGATTTTAGTAGTGGTGGATTGTATGGTAAAGATGTACTATTTAGACTGCTGGTTCATTCTTTTCAAAAAAGAAAAAACTTGTCAGCAGATCAAACAAATATGTTAAACAAAGCTGAGGCGGCGCTTCCTACTAATGCAGAAAAAAACAAAAACACAACAAGTTTGGGAGGAATGTCGGGGGGAAGGTCGGCATCAATAACTGCTACTAAATCAGCTGCTTCTCGCAAAGCAAAAAAAGGAAGAAGTATGGGGCGAAATTTATTATTATATAAAAAGGCATAACTATGGCAACTATAATGAGATTAACAGCTGAAGAAGTTTTAGCAAGACAAGAGCTTGCACAACGAAAAAAAGAAGATTTTAGAAATCTTTATGAAGATTGTTATGAATACGCGTTGCCACAGCGTAATCTTTACGATGGATATTGGGAAGGTGGGGTTGGTGGTCAAAAGAAAATGAATAAAGTATTTGACTCAACAGCTATCAATTCAACGCAACGCTTTGCTAATCGTATGCAATCTGGCATTTTTCCTCCACAACGCAATTGGTGTCGTTTAGAACCAGGTTCAGACATACCTAAAAATAGACATGCAGAAGCACAAGCAGCTCTTGATATGTATTCTGAGCGCATGTTTTCAAGTTTAAAACAATCTAACTTTGACATTGCTATTGGTGAATTTTTACTTGAGCTTTGTGTAGGCACAGCTGTCATGATGGTTCAACCAGGTGATGATATTAATCCTATTAATTTTATTCCTGTACCCTCTTATTTGGTATCATTCGAAGAAGGCTCAGACGGACAAGTTGATAATGTTTATCGGCGCATGAGAATAAAAGCTGAAAGTATTGAACGTCAATGGCCTGATGCTAAAATTCCATCTGAGTTAGCTGAAGCGATTAAAAACAAACCGACAGAAGATCATGAACTAATTGAAGCAACAGTTCTTGATGTTAAGCGCGGCGATTATTGTTATCACGTTATTCACAAAAAATCTAAAGCTGAGATTGTTTATAGACGAACAGAAGTTAGTCCTTGGGTAGTGTCACGTTATTCCAAAGTTGCTGGAGAAGTTTATGGTCGAGGCCCACTTATTACTGCTTTACCAGATATTAAAACACTTAACAAAACATTAGAATTTCAACTTAAAAACGCATCACTTAATATTGCTGGAGTTTATACCGCAGCTGATGATGGCGTATTAAATCCAAACACAGTAAAGATTATACCAGGCGCAATTATTCCAGTAGCACGCAATGGTGGCCCACAAGGCGAATCACTTAAACCATTAGCAAGATCAGGTGATTTTAATTTATCACAAATTGTTATTAATGATTTACGTCAAAACATCAAACGTATCTTATTAGATGAATCATTGCCGCCAGATAATATGTCAGCGCGTTCTGCAACAGAAGTTGTAGAAAGAATGAAAGAATTATCACAAAATTTAGGATCAGCATTTGGTCGACTAATTAATGAAACAATGATTCCTGTTGTTACTAAAATGCTTCAAGTATTAGATAAAAAAGGCATGATTAATTTGCCTTTAAAAATTAACGGTCTTGAAGTAAAAATTGCTCCAGTTGCACCATTAGCGCAAGCGCAAGCAATGGAAGATGTTGAGAGCGTATTAAAATTTGCACAAATTGCACAAGCAATGGGCCAAGCGGGGCAAATGGCAATTAAACAAGATGAGATGATTGACTATATTGCAGAAAAACTTAATGTTCCTCAACGCATTTTAAACTCACCTGTTGAACGCGCAATGATGCAACAACAAGCAATGATGATGGCGCAACAAGCAGCACAAGAAGCGCCAGAAGAAGCTGCTCAAGTTGCTGGAGCTATGGCTGAACAAGCGGTAACAGAACAAGCAGCACAAGGAGAATAAACTATGGCTGGATGGGATGATTTAGAACAAGAATTACCTGTTGAAAATAATAATGTAGATCAAAAGCGTGACGATACTAATCGTTTATGCCTTAGAGTATTAGGTACAGAAGATGGAGAAAAACTTATGGAATGGTTACGCCAAACCATAGTTGAGCAACCTGTTGCTTTGCCAGGAAGCGATCCTAGTTATGCGTATTATCGTGAAGGACAAAACAGTATAATTAAGGATTTAGAAGCAAGGCTAATAAAAGCAAGGAATTTATAATGGTCAATGAAACAATCGAGCCTAGCGCTCAAGAAGAGTTATCTTCTGAAGCTGGACTACTCGATACTGCAACTGAAGTAGCACCCGAGGAAGACCAGCAACCAACAGAAATAAATCATTTAGAAGAACCTAAACCCGAAAAAAAAGACAGGCCAGAGTGGTGGCCCGAAAATTTTTGGAAAGAAGATGAAGAAGATCCTTACGATAGAGAAGGCATTGTAAAGTCTTACAATCATTACAAGAAATTAGTATCACAAGGAAAGCATAAAGCACCAGAAGATGGTGTGTATGATGCTTCTGTGTTTGGTTCTGTTCCTGAAGATGATTTTGCAAGAAGTCATGTGGTAAATTGGGCTAAAGAGTACGGTGTTAGCCAAGCAGCACTAGATGGACTTGTACAGCCAATTTTAGAATTAGCTGGCGAACAAGAAGAAACCATTGAGGTTAGTGTTGCTGAAGAAAGAAAATTACTTGGCCCAAATGCAGATGCACGAATTAATAGCATGCGCCAATGGGCAGATGGTTTATCACAAAAAGGATTGCTTAGTAAAGAAGAACGTGATGAATTTAATATTATGGCTGGCACAGCACGTGGCATAGCTATCTTTGAAAAAATACGTTCATTTTCAGAGCCTAATATTCCTATCAATCCTACAATCCAAGGTGATCCTGTTAGCGATGCAGAGCTAGATGCTATGGTTGGTGATCCTCAATATCAAACAGACGCAGCTTACCGAGCTAAAGTTCAGAAGATGTTTGAAGAAAGATATAACTAAAATATTGCATAAGGCCTTGTTCTGTGGTAAAAAAAGAGCAAGGTCTATTGCTTTGCAACCCTTAAATACAAGTAACCTTGTCGATCGGCTATCGTAAAAAGCAAGTAATGGCCCAGATTCTGGCATACCATAGCGATTAATACATTTTTTTATTAATTTCTACAAGGAGATCAAAATGGCAATTCCTTTAAGTAATGCCTTTGTTCAACTCTTTGATCGTGAAGTCAAACAGGCCTATCAAGCGAAAGCTGAATTAGTAGGTGCAACACGTATGCGACGAAACGTCGAGGGTGAAGCAGTAAAATTTCCAAAAGTGGGTAAAGGCTCTGCAACATTAAGAGTGCCACAAACTGACGTTACTCCGTTGAATGTAAATTTCAGCCAAGTTAGCGTTACCCTACAAGATTGGAACGCCGCAGAATACAGCGACATCTTTATGCAACAGAAAGTTAATTTTGATGAAAAGAATGAGTTAGTTCAAGTTTTAGCTAACGCAATCGGTCGTCGTCAAGATCAACTTATTCTTGATGCATTAACAGCTTCAGGCACATCATTGACCGTTTCTAACGACATTGGTGGTACTGATACAAACTTAAACGTAGCAAAACTACGTGAAGCTAAAAAACTCATGGATAAAAATAACGTTCCTCCACAGGATCGTCATATGATTATTCATGCTAATTCATTAGCTTCATTGCTTTCAGAAACATCAGTAACATCATCTGACTTTAACACAGTTAAAGCTCTTGTAAATGGTGAAATTGACACCTACTTAGGTTTTAAATTTCATACATTAGGTGATCGTTCAGAAGGTGGTTTAGCAATTGACGGTTCTCTTGACAGAACTCTTTTTGCTTTCCACAAACAAGCTGTTGGTTATGCTGAAGGCCTAGCTCCTCGTACAGAGATCAACTATGTTCCAGAGAAAACTTCACACTTAGTGAACACAATTCTTTCTGCAAACGCAGTTGCAATTGATGACGAGGGTATTGTTCAACTCACATGTCGTGAATCTTAAGATAAGGAGAAGTTATAATGGCTTATACTAAAGACAACCTACAACCGATTGGTGGTCAGTCTAAGGCTGGTAATGCTCCTCAGATGTGGAGTTATACAGCACCTGGCACTGATGTTATTGCTGACATTAATACCGCAGGTTATTTCAATGGCGCTTCTACTGTATTAAAAGTAGGTGACTTAATTCATGTATGGGATGCTTCTGTTCCTACATCAACATTAGTTACTGTACTTTCTAATGCAAGTGGCGTTGTTGACGTTTCTGATGGTACAGCACTATCAGTAGCTGACGCAGACTAAGTAGTAAAAATGCAGATGACGGGGGTGTATGCTCCCGTCTATTTGCACATTTGGAGATTATAAATGGCAACGGGTGATACCGATATTAAAGTATGTTCTGATGCGCTACTTATGTTAGGCGCAAGTCCAATTTCATCTTTTACAGAAGGCACAGACGAAGCAAATATTTGTGATCGACTTTATCCAGACATTAAAATTAAAACATTGGCCAGTTATTCCTGGTCTTTTTCATTTAAAAAAACGCAATGCGCAAGGCTAATTACAACGCCTACTAACGAATACAAATATGAGTATCAAATGCCATCAGACATGATTGGCTTACCTAGGGCGGTTTATGATACTGAAACAACTTATGCAGTTCCTAGACGTGCATACACAATTCAAGGCAGAAAGATATTAACGAATTATGAAAAAATTTATGTAGATTACCAGTACGCTGTTACAGAAAACGAAATGCCACATTATTTTGTGCAACTTTTAAAATATCAAATGGTATGGCATTTGGCCTTACCTATTACTGAACAATTAGAAAAATCAGATTATTGGCGACAAGTAACACAAGGTATGCCGTCAGAAAATGGTCGTGGCGGTTATATGAGAACAGCCATGTCTATTGACGGACAAGGTAAACCTATAAATGCTATACAGGAATTTCCTCTTATTGATGTGAGGTATTAATGGCCCGATTTGTAAATATACAATCAAACTTTACAACGGGTGAACTTGATCCTCTTATTCGCGCTCGCGTTGATTTAAAATCTTACAATAACGCATTAGAAACAGCCAAAAATGTTATTATTCAACCACAAGGCGGTCTTAAAAGACGGCCTGGCACACAATTTTTGTTTGAGTTAGGCGGCACGCCAGAAAACGGTATTCGTTTTGTTCATTTTGAATTTTCTGTTGATGACAGTTACATGCTTATTTTTACAACAAATCGCATGTATGTTATTAAAAACAGAACATTAATTACAAACATTAACGCCTCTGGAAATGATTATTTAGATACTTCAGGAAATAATTTAACAGGCGCTAATATTAAACAAATGTGCTGGACACAATCTGCAGATACACTTATTTTAACTCATAAAGAATTTGCTCCTGTTGAAATTGTCCGCGGCGCAACTGATGCTGACTGGACAATATCCTCTCTTACGTTTGACTCAATTCCAAAATATGCTTTTACACCAGCATATAGCAATCCAGCTGGAACATTAATTCCCAGCGCAGTGTCAGGAAATGTTACTTTAACTGCATCATCTGGTATATTTAATAGTAGCCATGTTGGTCAGTATATTAATGTATCGCCACAAGGCCGTGCAAAGATTATTAAAATTAATGGTACAACAATTGTTGAGGCTGTTACAGAATATCCATTTTTTAATACAACAGTTATTGCAAACGGTAATTGGGAACTAGAAACTGGCTACGAAAATGTGTGGTCAGGTTCTAGAGGTTGGC